GTTTCCCAGTCACGATCAATGATGTACAATCGTTGCTAAGCCTTCAGCTACAAGTATAACTGTTTATCCTAAGCCAATCGCGGCCGATGATGCAGCTTTGTCTACGCTAGAGAAAGCTTACGCTAACGTGAATACTACTATCGCAAATGCTGATACGGTTGATCGTTTAAACACAGACACCTCAGCGAAAACCAACCTGTTTTGGGATAAGGATGCAGTTGAAGTTCTTGGTGGTAGTGTTCCTGCTAACTTGTTTAAAGAGTTCGACGGGATGAAGGTTGTTTCTAGCACTATGAGCAACGGTCAGACTATGTACATGGTTTATGATGGTGATATTGCTAAAATGACGTTTAGATACCGACTATTCACTTGGTTTGGCGTGACAATTGCCAACCCTAGTCAATGCGGGGTCTCGGTTTCGGGATAGTATTATCTTTAGTGTTGCATGGGGCGGCTTTTGGCTGCCCTTTTTTTTTGCTATAATGAAAGAAAACGGGAGGTATAAATATGTCAGTTGTTATTTGGAAAGATGGTAAAAGCTCTTTGTGCGAGCCTCAATACCTAACTAATGAGCTAGCCGCTGGTTACACATTGGAAAATATCAAAAAGGAGGCAAAGAAAGAAGATGGCGATGAGGGTATTAGGCTTAAAGCTAAAAAGCTTGGAATTAAAAGCAGTCATAACAAGAAAATTCCAACACTCGTAAAAGAAATCGAGGCTAAATTAAATGATAGCGACTAAAGATGATCTTCTTATTGGCGCCTTTGATGAGTTAAGGATTAGCGGGCTTACTGTCGATCCTACGCCAAAAGAGAAAGAAAAGGCGCTGATAAAGATGGAGGAAATGGCGGCTGAGTACGAAAGTAGAAATATATGTATTAATTATCTTTTTGAAGACCAGCCAGATCCAAGCACTACCAGCGGGATACCTCCCCAATTCAATCAAATGATGAAGACTAATGTTGCTGTAAGGCTGATACCGATGTTCGGTAAAAATTCTCAAGCCTCCCCTGCGTTAATGGATTTAAAGAAGCAAGCATCAGGCGCTTTATCTAATGCTAGCGCAAGAACGGCTGTGGTCAACAAAACCAACTACCCAGACAGGCAGCCAGTAGGATCTGGGAACAACTTCAGATGGGGGCAGAAGTGGAGAAGATTTTATAAGGAACCTTCCAGCGCGCCTATATCTTGTGATACAGAGCAAATGCAATTAAACACAATAGATAGTTTTATAGCCTCATGGGATAACTTTCTTGGGGAAGGTGAAACTATTACAAGTTATGTAATCAAAAAGACTAACGGCTTGACTATTTCTGGCGACCAAATACAAAATGATAGCTCGGAGGTTTTTTACAGAGCATTAGCTACTGTTTGCGGCCATCAAACCGTCACCATATCTATTGTAACAACCTCTAGCACTCCAAACTTTGCAGATGTTAGAACGATCAATTTTAATGTTATAGATAACTTAAGCTAACCGTGACGCCGTGCAACAATAAGTTATAGTGGTGTATAATGATATATTATCTTCAATAGGTTTTATCTATGGAACAAAAGCTACCCATCTCGATAGGCGATAAGCACGGCTCTGAAACTGATTATAGAGATCAGTTATTAGTTAATTACACGCTAGTATCAAGAGAGATAAAAGGCGATCAAGGATATATCTTGTCACATCCTGGGTTAACCCTTCTTGGTAGTGCGGTAGGCATAGATAGAGGGGGATGGTTTAATCCTCGCCAAAACTCACACCTTAGAGTTTCTGGAACAAGCTTAATTTCGTTAAATTCAAACGGCTCATATAGCTCTATAGGCGTCATTCCAGGCGCTCAATACGCAATAATGGACAACTCGTTCGAGACGCAAGGAGTGTTATCGGATGGTAGATTCTGGCTATATGATGGAGCAACATTAACTGAAGTTGTAGATCCTGATCTAGGCTCGCCCATCGACTTCAAATGGATAAATGGTGTTTACTTCTTTACAGACGGCGAAAGCTTATATCACACAACAGCAACATCAGAGCTTAATATCGACCCTTTAACATTTGCCACATCTGAATTTTCACCAGACAGAACCTATGGGCTAATTAAAAACGAACAAAATCAAATGGTTGTTTTGAATCGGTATACCATAGAATGGTTTCGAGATACTGGATCGTCTGTTAATTTTAGATTTGAGAGAATACAAGGAAAAGCGGTCAAGGTGGGTATTGTTGGAACTAACTGCAAAGTAGAAATGAATGGCCAAATATTCATTCTTGGCGGGAGAAAAAACGAAGATCCTAGCATTCATATTGTATCCGGTGGTAAAAATTCAAGAATAGCAACCAGAGAAATAGATAAATTAATAAACGCTTACACTGAAACAGAATTACAATCCGTTGTTATGGAGACGCGAACCCAGTACGGCGATCAATTTATTATCATCAGGCTTCCTGACACTACACTTTTATACAATATGACCATCGCTTCCAAATATGGAAACAAATACGGGTGGACTATCGCAAAAACCGGAGTTGTCGACTCCTCACCTTGGAGGGGTCGCAACGGAGTATTTGACCCTAGGATATCAAAGTGGGTTTATGGGGACTCTCTTGGTAACTCAATCGGCTATCTTGATGAAACAACGGCGGCTCAGTACGGTGAGCAAATGGAAGGGTTGTTTTATAGCCCTATTATTAATCTTGAAACATTTAGCATTAACGAGATGGAAATGGAGACAATACCAGGGTTTCATTCTGGTCCTATTACAGTCTTTATGTCTCAATCTCTTGATGGGGTAAGTTATGCGCAGGAATATAAATTTCTTGAGAGCGAGCAGTTCAACTATAACTTAAGGCTTATTGGTAGAAATATCGGTTATGTGAGAGATAATTTTAATTTTAAGTTTAGAGTTGTATCCGCCGGTAGAACGTCTTTTGGGGGTCTGGTAATAGACTATGATTAATTCCAATCAAACCATTGAAGATTGGGGCGACTGTTCGTCGGAGCATTTGAGATGGTCTGATAATGCTGTCGAGGATTATATGGCTATCAAAGGCGATGTCAGAAATCTTCAAGACTTAATTAACGATGGAGAACTATCGCCAATATTTGGTACAGGCAGTCCCGAGGGGGCTGTAAAGGCTAACTACTCATTAAAATATATTGACACAGACGTACCAACTGAATATTACAACCCTGTTTTTGGGGCTGATACTGGGTGGGTCGCATTGTGAGCTACTTTATTTCTGGGTTGCCAAGAAGCAGAACGGCTTGGTTATCTGTATTCATGTCTCAATCAGGTTACTATTGTTATCATGACGGCTTTAACGGCTGTTACTCTATGAATGAGTACAAAGAAAAAATTAAGGGTTGTGGCGATAGCTCAACAGGGCTTACAGTGTTTAACCTTAACAAATACTTCCCAAATTCAAAAGTGGTGATTATTGAAAAGAACGATTTTGAGTTTGAGCAATGTGTTAGCTGGTGCAAGGAAACTTTTGGAGGCTCTAACCCTAGGCTTGAGCTTGAAAAAATGCGAGAAAGGCAGTCAAAAATTAAAGGTTTAAGGGTTGGTCAGTGTGATATTAACAATAAACTGAGAGAGATTTGGGAGTATTTAGTTGATACCCCATGGCATGATAAGTATTTAAAATTAACACAATTTAACATTCAATCAGACCCTTTTGACATTAACTTAAACGCAGCCAAGAGGCTATATGAAAGCATTCAACAAAATCAGCTCAACGGTTGACGCCTCAAGGGCCAGAATCGAACTGGTTAGAAATTATCATCTTTTTGGTGAGTTTAACGCTAGAAAAGAAGCTGGGCCAGTCCATGCTGACATGGATGATATTTGGTTAAGGTACGGAGATATAAGGGGAATGAATGAGAGTGGCGACTATTCAAAAATAGCGGAGGAGCATGACTCTGTCTGGCTTAAAGATTTACCAGAATGTCGAAAGCTATGTTTTGAAGTGATGGCGCTTGTTGAAGGTGAAAGACTTGGAGGTGTATTGATAACAAAGCTTCCAGCCGGAGGAAAAATACAGCCTCATTCCGATTCTGGGTGGCATGCGGAATATTATGATAAATATTACATCCCCATTCAAAACTCCACCGGCGCGATATTCGGTTTTGAATGTGGTATTATAGAGCCAAACTATGGCGATGTATGGGCGTTTGATAATTCCTATACTCACTGGGTAGAAAACAACTCTGATGAAGAGAGGATAGCAATGATTATTTGTATTAAGCAGTCTAAGATGGATAAGTCAGGCTTTATGCTTGGCGAGCGAGTGTAAGATGCCTTGGGGGTACGCTGCCGCAGCGGTCGGCACTTACTTAGGGTCTAGGGAGGCTGGAAAAGGAGCTGAGGGCGCAGCTAGAACAGAAGCTGATGCCATGAATAGAGCGTTAGACTATCAACAGCAGGTTGAGGCGCTTCCACTTGAGATAAGAAACCAATTTTTGCCTATGATGTCTGATTTTTACTCTGGGGGGGAAGGTCAAAATAAGTTTATAGAAGACACTAAGTCTAGCCCGTTTTACCAACAAATGATTCAGTCTGGTCAAGAGGGCGTGTTAGCTAATGCTGGGGCTAGAGGTCTAACTCGATCAGGCAACACGGCGCAAGATTTATCCTTGTCTAACCAAAATGTTTTAAATAGCCTTGTCAATCAAAGGCTGGCTGGTGTTTCTACCCTCGCTAATCAACCTCTAAACACTAACGCTATTGCTAATTCCATGAGCGGGATAGGTCGAACTATGGGGCAAGGTCAAATAGCCCAAGCCAACGCCATGCAACAAGGTTACGGCGGCATGTTTGATGCGATCATACAAGGCACTAACGAATATAATAGGAGCGGCGGGTAATGAATCGTTTTTCAGTCAATCCGCTGGGCGGGTTTAACCCTGTTCAAGCTGTCACTAATATCAAGCAGCAAAATAGACAGCAAGACGCGCAAGAGGCTCAACTACAAGCAGATCGAGACAAGAAGATAGCTTTTGCTAACGCGGCAACTGGCAATCCTGAGTCAATGAGAAAGCTTGCTGAAGTTGACCCTAATTTGTTTCAATGGATGGATCAAAGAAACAGTAAAAGAGCAGAAGTTGAAGGCGCTGAAAATGCAGCAGTCAAGCAACAAACTGAGCAGCAATGGCTGATTAGATACAATCAAGCGTTGGAATCCGAGGACGAGCAAGCCAAGCAGGCGTTAATGCAAGAAGCAATTAGCGACCCGAATAACGATCTAGAGCATGGCGCTATTGGTAAAGATCCAGAGGCGGATAAAACTATTACTAAAGCTATTCTATTCAACTCGATGGGGAAGGATGCTTACAGTCAATTCTATGGTGATGGCGGGGCTGGTAAAAAGCTAGACCCAACAGCAAATATGCAAGACTTCTCAACTTATCAAGATCTCAAAAAGACAGACCCAGAAGCAGCCAAGCGGTTTGGCCAAAAAGTCGGTTTTGTCACAAAGGAAGGCAGAGAGCTATCCCCATACCACCAGAAACAACTAACAAAATATAGTGATTCAGCAGTTGAGGCGGAATCTTTAGCGAATGAATTTAATGTTATAGCTAATGATTTTGAAAAATTAGACCCTGTATCTGGAGCAGCAGGCGGCGCTTATGAGTTTCTTAAGGAGGCGACTGGGGCTGAGGACGCAGTGTCCGAGCTTAAAAGAAAATATTTAAAAATAAGGGCGTCACAATTAGTTAAAAACCTACCCCCTGGGGCTGCAAGTGAAAAGGATGTTCAGCTAGCTTTATCCGGCTTCCCTAAATCAACTGCCAATCCGGAAACAATGTCTTCGTTTATGCGAGGTCTAGCTAGGTTGCAGCAATTCCAAGCGGATTATAGTAATTTTAGATCACAATACCTATCTGATAACGCCACAGAAAGAGGCATGCTTAAAGCTTGGAAAGGTAGAGAGGTTCCAGTATTAAAAACGGACCCTTCTAAAATGTCAGATGACGAGTTGTTTAACTAATGGCTAACACTAAAGAAAAATGGCAAGAGATCGCAAATCGAGGATTGCAAGATAAGTTTGACCCAGAAACAAGAGCTAGGTTTGATGAAGCTGTCAATAGAGGGTTGATCAATCTTCCTTCAACCTACCAGCAAGCCGCACAAGAGCAGCCCGCCGTTAAACAGCCTGAAGAGGTTGGTTTTTTAGACCAAGCTTTAGGAGGCTTGGAGAGCGCGGCATCAATTGTTAGTGGCGCGCTGGCCGAGCCTATTTCTGGAATAGTGGGTCTTGCTGATGCCGCAAATCCTTTTGCTCCAGAAGGGGCTGGTGGGGTAAGGGTGAAGCAAATAAAAGAGGCTTTAACTTACAAGCCTCGAACAAGTTTCGGAAAAGCTGAACAGTTAGCAGTGGCTGAAAAGTTGCAGCCTATAGCTAGTGCCATAAAAGACCTGGAAGACTCTGTAGGTGAGGGAGCTTTGGAAATGACTGGTAGTCCTGTGCTGGCAGCGATTGCAAAGGCGCTGCCAGCAGCGACAGCAGAGGTAGCTACTTTAGGCACAGCAACGCCAGCATTAACAGCAACTAGACAGATTGCCAAGGGTGCTGATGGTTTAGATTTGGCCACACAAGCAAGAAGAGAGGCTTTTGAAAGTGAGGGCGTTGCAGCAACTAGGGGCGATGTAACTCAAGATCTACCGCAGCAAAAAATAGAATCTCAATTGTTTGAGCAGGCTGATGAGATAGGGGATCAAGCTAGAAAAATTAGGCTTCAACAAAGTACAGATATAAAAAACCGTTTAGAATCCTTGATAAATAACACTGGAATACCTGAAGAGTTGGGGGAAAGCGTTAAACAAGCCCTGACAACCAGAAAGGGCGACTTAAAGACCGCGCGTTCAGACGCTTACAAGGCGCTGTCTGAGTCCACGCAAGGTATAAACCTTCCTATTAGCACTTCAGCAATAAAAAAATCATTTCCAGACGCTGGCGAAATAAGAGATATAGCTGGTCTAGCCCCTCAGCAGGCTAAGGTTTTAGACAGTCTGCTTAAGGAGTTTATGGTTGTAGGTAGCGAAGGGTTGGAGCAGCTGTCAGTAAGTAACTTTGAGAAATTTAGAAAGCGACTGAACGCTATAGAGAAATCAGATCAAACAGGGCAAATTTCAAGAGCAACTGTGCCAATCAAAAAAGCACTTGATGAAGAAGTTGATTTAATCACTAAAAACCTTATGGAGAATGGCAGCCCAAACGTTGCAGAGAATGCAAAACAAGCCAGAAAGTCTCACATTTCACTAAAAACTGAATTTGATGACAAGGCATTAACGAGCACTTTTATCAACAATAAGAGAAAATCTAACATTGCTCAAGTCGAAAATTCTCAGGTGTATCAAAAACTTTCTTCTAAATCGACTCCAATAGAGCAGTTTTCTCAAGTCATAGATTCTTTAAGGGAATCTGGGAATAGTGGCGTAAAAGCATTGTCAGACTTAAAAAATAGGATGATAGTCGATATTATTGATAGCTCTTTTTCCGCCGGAAGCCGGAAGATAATTGGCGAGAGGACATTCGGCACTGATAAGTATCAAAAAACAGTTGATACACTAAAGCCTAAAATTAACAAATTGTTTTCACCTAAAGAGATTAATCGAATAGAAAATCTTTATAAAATAGCTGAAAACATTAGACCTCCTAGCGGGGCAGTTCCTAAAGGTAGCGCTGGATTTTTTATTGATTTAATGAATAAAGCTGGAATTACCGCCGTCACTGCCAAAGTTCCTTTAGGGGGGCTAGCTGTAGATCAAATAACCGAGCTAAGCAAAAGGGCTAAAAACAGAAAAGCCCTAGAGAGGTCGTTAGAACTTCCGAAATACAAAGATACAGTTAAAACTATTAAGAGCGATTACCCAGCATTAGCCGCGATTCTAGGTATAGGCGCAGCTACGGGGATAGATAACGATAGTTAAAAGCTATTGAGTTAGCTATACAATACATGCCATAAACCAATACTAGAGGCGAAACATGACTGAAATTACCAACCCTTACATCTATATTCCTGATCCAGACAAATCCCGAGCTTTGTTTAATGCTCAACTTTACTTTGGACTACCAGACACCGATCCAACCATTGCGGCCAATCAAAAGCTAGTTAGAGGAATACAAGAAGACGGCTCGATTGTTAGCTTGGCTCAGCCTGTTTTAACGAATTCTGGAGGGGTTCCCGAGCTAAACGGGACGCCTTTAAGATTGGATGTATCTGGGGATTACTCATTTACCGCATTAGATAGGTTTAGTGCTCAAAAGTATTACGCACCAAATATAGAAAACCCAGAAAGCGGTAGTG